TTGAGTAACATGACTGCACTATATGAAATCGCTAATGAATACGCGAAACTTGCAAACGAAGATATGGACCCTGAAATGATCGCCGATACTCTAGAAGGTATCGAGGGCGAATTTACGGATAAGATCGAGCAAGTTCTTGCCGTGGCAAAAAACGAACTGGCACTAGCTGAAATGCTAAAGGCAGAAGCTAAGAACCTAGCTGAACGCGCCAAGGCTTGCCAAAATCGAGCTGACAACATTAAGCAATACATTATTTCAAGCATGCAAACAATGGATAAGACAAAGCTTAATGCTGGAATTCACACTATCACAGTGCGCAAACCTGTCCAGTCGGTGCAAATTGATGACGTTGATTCACTTCCGGCTGAGTTTGTCGAGTACCAAACCACAGCGAAACCGGACAAGAACCTAATCAAAGAAAAACTTAAACTAGGCGAAGAAATTAGCGGCGCGTCGCTAGTTCTTGGTAAACCATCACTATTAATCAAGTAAGGAAAAATAAATGAACCAACCACTAGACAAAGGCCGCGTTTCGGTAATCGTTGACAAGTACCAAACCAACCAACTTGACCAGCAAGGCCAGCCAATCATGAAGAACCGTTACGCAACGGTAGGACGTGCGACAATGTGGCCAGCAGAGAACGGACGAACTCAACCAAACATTGATATTGAGATCGACACCATCCCGATCGGAGCAGCTGCCCCACTAAAATTCTTTATTTTTTGGGATAGTGAAAGCAATCAGCAACAATCAATGCAACAGCAGCAACAGCAGCAAGGCGGATGGGGCCAGCCCCAACAGCCCCAATACGGACAACACCGATAAACCAACCAAAGGGCGGTTAATTCCGCCCCTAACAAGAGAGTAATGATATGTACGTAACCGAAGAATTAATGCAGATAGGTAAGCTGACTCTAGAAGTTGAAAGATGGGACTGGGGAACCGTATTGCAATTTACTCACGAAGAGGTTCAGCAAGATCCGTTTTACGGGACTGAAACTGTTGAAACTGAAATAAGCGTTGAAGAAGCAAAACAGTTAGTTAAACACTTAAACAAATTCATTGAAGAGTCAGAGGTGGCTTAAATGAACTTCCCACAATTCACTGGAAGCAACACAGACGAATACAGCAACCGCGAAAAGATGTGGAAGCTAGCAAAGAGACACAACCAGCAATCAATCATTAAAAACGGCGCAGTTACCTGTAAGGTTTACAGTAAGCGCGAGTACAAACCATTACCGTTAGTTTAAGGAGTTAGTGATGAAGAAGTATAATGTTAGAGTTCCATTTGCTGGCTACATTGAGGTTGAGGTAGAGGCTACCGACGAAGCGATAGCAAAAGAGATCGGATTTAAAGTGGCCTCACAATCAATGCAGATGGTAGAGCTTGAGGATCCTGAAATAGATGAGTGCTTTAATGATTCAGAGGTTGCTCATTATCAGTGGGAAACTTACGAAAAAACCACAGAAGGAAATGTTACCTACTTGGAATGCTCTGAAATAGAAGTGGACGAAATATAACCCCACCGCCCTGCCATAAGGTAGGGATTTCTTTAACCAACACTTAGAGGTGTTTATGCATAACATCGACTTTGAATTTATCGGGGAGCTTGAAGGTTTTGAGCTTGAAGGTTACGTACCAGACCCGAAAGGTAGTAACTCTGGTGTAACTATCGCGTCAGGCTTTGACTTGGGGCAGCGTAGTAAACACGAATTGCTTTCAATGTTTCCTGTTGATTTGGCTAACAAGTTGATCCCATACATAGGCAAGACCAGGTTTTTAGCAGTAAGCTATCTCAAGGCGCACCCGTTAAAAATCACTAAAAGCGAAGCTGCTACAATTAACCAGGCAGCGCACAAGCAATCAGTTGACCGACTATTAATGCAATGGGAAAGGTCAGGCGCTTATTGTGACTTTGTGGAGCTATCAACCGAAAAGGCTACGGTGGTTGCATCGGTAGCTTTCCAGTACGGCGACCTATCACGAAGAACTCCTAATTTTTGGCGGCAAGTGACAAGCGGCGATTGGGATGCGGCACTAAAAAACCTGCGTCACTTTGGTGACAAATACCCAACAAGACGAAACAAAGAGGCCGATTTATTGGCTAAGGATATTAAATGAAACTGAACAAAGAAATGATTAAGCGATACTCAACTTACGCAAATGCAATATCGCTTATTCTTGGTGGTATGATGATTTATTTTCCTGAAATTATTCCCAAGGAATATGTGCCATATGTAATGTGTATCTGCTCTGGTCTTGTTGGCGCTTGTCAGGCATTTAAACAGGGGGTTGGAAGTGTCATTGCTAACCAAAATTAAGGCCGCCCTAGCTCTTGTTGTTTTTCTTATTATCGGTGGTTTATCTGCCATGCTTAAGATAAGAACTAGCCAGAAAGAAAAGGCAGAAAATGAAAGGGATGCTGCCGAGTCAAAAGCAAGCTCAACACAAAAGAGGGTAGAAGCTCATGAGAAAAGACAGGCTATCGAGGATGATATTGCTATCGGCGATCTTCCTAACACTGACGGGCTGCACGACGACCCGTACAATAGAGATTCCCGTTCCTAGCTGTGATGGCTGGCGACCTATCTACTACAGCGCAAGCCAAGACAGCAAAGAAACTATCGACCAAATCAGAGCGCACAATAAGTTTTACGACTGGTTGTGTAAAAAGTGATGTGATCATCGTCTAGCTTCATGTTGTGAAACAGAAAGCGAGATAACGTAGATATACGCCTTTACCGCTGTGACCATGTGAAAATGTGCGGATAGCCCTGCTTAGGTGGGGCTTTTTATTGCCTGTAAATTTAAATAATTTAAATAAATCGCTTGATTATCTTAAGTTGTTTTAGTATATTCAATTCATACAAACAAACAACGTAGCAATGAGGAAGTAAAAATGAAAGGCTTTAAAATTGAAATTAACTTTGATGATTTAGTGGATGATATGTTTTGTGATGCTGAATATGACGAATTCGGAGCAAGTCCTAGCTACTCATTTAAAGATGCGTTAAAGGAAGACATAATTCGTCAGGTTTCGTCTAAGATAATTCCTGAAATCAAACAAACGGCAAATGATGAAGTTAAAAACCTTGCATCAGATCAAGTGAAAAACTTCGTATCTGGTGAGTTGGATGGAATTATTCAAAGAAAACTACGCAAAGGTGAAATTAACACTAGATATGATGGATTTAAAACATTTGATGAGATAATAGAAAAGCAACTTGATCGCATGAATATAGAGAATGTTATTGAGCGACACATATCGGCAAAAGCAGATGTCTTTGCTAAAGAGATGAAAGCTCGATATGACAACGTATTTGCTGCAAGGATTGTTGGGTCGCTAAAAGAGCAAAAAATGCTTAGTCCAGACGTGGCAAGAATTTTACTTGGGGATGATGATTAATGACTCCATCCAGAAAAGCAAAGGAGCTGGGCTGTAAAAGCCTAGCTCAAGTATCGTTAATGACAAAACAGTCAGAGCAAACTCTCATCAATTGGTTTAATAATCCAAATAAACAAGTTTTATTTGAGATAGTTTGCATTGGTGTTGCGAGTAAAGCAGGAAAAGAAGATGAGCATTGAAAAGCAACTTTACATATCGGGATCAAAAGTCCCTGACTGCTGTTGGGGGTGTAGGCATTATGAATTTGATAGTAAGGATGAATATTCATCAAATTACTATTACTGCAAGCTTGGTATAGCCATGCCAACAAAAAAGAAATCATGTAAAAAACAAAACTACAAGATAAAAGGTGAAGCATGAAAATCGAAGAAATGCGCAAATGGGGTCAGCCTCTAAATTACAATCCAGATTTCTTTGCTGTTAGCGAAAAGGAAGAGGACCACGTTGCAGAGCAGTTCAAGGCGCTATGGTCGAAGGTGTGGAAGCTATGCAAGGTTCCGCTAATGTGCGGATTCTGTTTGATTGCTGTGTCAGGTTGGGCGTTATGGATATAAAAGAGTTACTGGCAGTGATGATTGTAGCCACAGCATCATGGTTAATCGGCATGTTTAGTTTATTTGAGTGGGCAATTGAGTTATGAGTGATTTAGAGATGTTGAAATTTAACGGAAAAACAATGAAGAAAGCGGTAGTTGCAGAGGAGTTTGCAGTAGAGGATGAGCATTTTTGCATTTCTAGTATTGATCGTAGTGACTCCGTGACGGCTAAGTGCGGAATGGAAGTTTGGGTTTTTAATGAAGCTGATTGCGATAGTTATGGAAGTCGAGAAATGTGTTTATGCTGGCTTCCTAAGTTTGAGTTTGCAACCATAGTTGCATCCAATCTTATAAGCTTGATTCCAACTGAGTCACCAGAGGAAAAGGAGGCCCTAGACATGATAGACGCCACATCAAAGCAGGTTGAGAGCTTGGCGAACGATTCGGAATTGCCTAATAGTTCGGAGTGGGACGGTGAAGGCTTGCCGCCTGTTGGTGTTGAGTGTTGCTTTACGCCTGATAATAACTTGTGGGGATTTGCGTCGACAGATACTTACTCGGGTGAAGTTTTAAGATATGAAGGGGAGCAGTTTGTGTTCCTTCTCTCTCACGACAAATACAACATTCGACCTTGCCACCTGATAGTGAGCCGAACTGATAAGGGTGAGTTCTCAAAACCAGAATCGCCAGAACAGAAAGCCGAACGTGAGCGATTGGAAGCGGCCTATGATCTTTGCACTACTGTTTATCCTGATTTTAGTGGCTTTGATGAATTTAAAAAAGCAACTACAACAGTCAATCTTTGGTTGGCAATCGTAGACAAAACAGGTTACAGCAAGGAGTCGAAATGAACGCAAAGAAAATACTAGAGCAATGAATTGACGTCAAAGGTCAAACAGTAGTATCAATCTAAAGGCTTGCATATGTGTTGGGTGTAGAACCACTAGCTAAGCAAGAAGTTAATCAACTAGTAGAAAGTCGCAAAGCGTCGAATTTAAAGGAAGGTGAGTGATTATGAAATATGAATTTTTTGGAGCAAGTGACGACTTATTCTGTGTGTCAGGTGACTTCCTAGAAGAGCAAGATGACTGCTCTCAGGGTAAGTTGATGTCATACGCTTTATTTGATGTTAATTCAAAAAGTGAGATTGTCCTTATTCACGGACAGTACGCAAATAATGGTGATTGCTGGACTATTTCAATAGAGCCAGTTGATGAACAGGATTTACCGCTAAAAGGCTGGTCTTTCGAATACAACCCTAAAGACTACGGATGCCAGCTAATAGTAACCACACCTGACGATGTACATTGTCGAATTTACGAATCTTAAAATAATAACCCAAAGCCTCTTTACATAAGGGGATTTTTCGTATTCAAACTAAAGTGTTATACTCAAAGAAAATAAACCAACCCTGTCAGTTGGCAATCAAGACAGGAAAGCATTATGAGTATACGTATGACATCGAAAGGTCTAGGTATCGAAACCACAATCCCTGTGTGGGCGATTATATGCGCTATCTTCGCCGCTGGTGGTGGATGGTATTTGATAAGCCAAAACAAGGCTGACATCGCAGAGTTTAAAGTCGTAGTTGTTGAGCTCAATAAGTCAGTAGTAAAGCTTAACGAAACCATTATCCGAATGGACGAGAGAAGTGCTAACGACAGCAAGGTTGCTCACAGAGCCGATGAAAGGTCGCTCGAGAACGAAAGAAAGATAAGCAACCACGAGCTAGAGATTGACAGCTTAAAGAAGGCGATCACTAAATGAGATTCGCATGGATTGCTTTACTATCGTTCAGTGCTAACGCTTGGACGCTTCCAGAAGGCGCGCCAATGTGCACTAGTAAGTCGGCCTTGGACTCATACGAAATACAACAATCAGGCGAGCCAGTTAGCGAAATAGAGCTAATCCAAATCCGTAACGACTGCGACCTAACCCACCCCACCGCAAAAGTTAATCCTCACTTCATGGGTGTATACAGCAAAGTGCAAGCTGTTAACTACAAAGACGAGCGCAAGGTTTATTTTGTAGTTACTCGTGACCTAATTAAAGAATAAAGTCAACCCAGTATCATCGTAATCTTAGTTTCCACTTTTACGTGTATAAATCCTGCCAAACACTAGTTATCATTACCTTGAATTTAATAAGGAGTGATAGTGATGATTACATGTAAAGAAGATATGCGCGGCTGTTACGCGCTAAGATGTGATAAGGAAGTGTTTGAGCTGTTTATGGATAATTGCGAACAGTTTGGCATTAAATGGGCAGGCAGACGTGACGACCCTAGGGATTGTCAGTTCGGTGAGGCTGTTGTTTTTTCTGGAACTGAGGAAGATAAACTAACTCACGGGAGCGAGCCTGGAATGAAGCAGAAAGGCTATAAGCGACTAACCCTATCAGACCTAAAACCACGCACTAAGGTAGAGTATGAGCATCTAGAACGGTCAAGCTTTAATGTTTGGGACTTAAAGTCACTTCTTGAAAATGGTGAGCTGTACTCAAAAACAAGTACAGGTGAATACGATCAATATAGCAAAAGCTCACAAACTTACATGCTAAGGCATTTCATGGAATACGGAGTTTACCGCAAAGTAGAGCGACCAGTTGAATGGTGGGATGATGCTGTTGAGTATATCCGTTCGCTAAATGGTGAAGCTAATGCCATTGATTTTACCGATGCAGAAAGCGATGGAAAGAAGATGGCAATTAATATCAGCGTAGTTCTTGATGAGCGACAGGCTAAGGACTTTGCAAGAATCTTACTTGAGCAGGAGGGTGAGTAGATGGAATATGCGCTATTCATCCTTGGATTAATAAGCATAATAGTTTGGGGTGTTATTTTTTACATTATCGGAGAGTATGCGAAAGACTACTTTTCATTCGCATGGACTCTATACAAACATCCAGAAGATGGTGTTTGCTGTTGCGGTGTTAATATTGATGATCACTCGGCTTATGAAAACCATGCAGCTAAAACGCAGCGAGAATGGTTTATTGAGTGCAATACGCCTAAGTTCATGTAGGAGGTTCAGTGGATGAAAGTTTTGGTTACTATCAAAAAAGAAATAGAAATAACAAAAAAAGACATAGAGGAAGCTGTCGTTTATTGCCAAGGTCGCGCAAGGGTTATTTTTATGCTTGATGTACTGTTTAGGTATTTATTTAATGGTGAAAAACTAAAAGATATTGCAAAGAAAGAAGGCATATCTACACACTCAGCGTCCAAGGCTAAGGAGAGGGCGATAGAATACGTTTACAACACTGTAATATCTAAAAAGTAACCACTACCCACCTTTGCAATGGTAGTAAGGATGGGTTATAATTTAAGCGCGGAGTTGAAAGACCGCTTAGAAAAAAAACGGATAGAGGGTTTAGTTAGTAGCAATTCCGGTGGGCTTTTAGTCTATCTGTTTTGCCCCTCTTTCAAACGGGGTTGTTACTACCTAAGCCCTTTTTTATGGAAGATTGTCAGAGTGGTTTAATGAGTCGGGTTGCTAACTCGATGAGTCGAAAGGCTCCATAGGTTCGAATCCTATATCTTCCGCCAAGCGCCATTAGGTCAACTGGATAGACTATCTGGCTTCTAACCAGACTGTTGCAGGTTCGAGCCCTGCATGGCGCACCACCTTTCTAAGATCCTTCCACACCGCCGCTTTATAGCGGGATTTGCACAGCGTTACCAAACCCGAACAATTTGAATTTGCTGCATACCGCGTCGACTTTTAGACCGAGGACAAAGCGAGCTAATGGTGATAGTAGTCACAAATACCAGTTAGCTACCTGCTAACATTAATGGTGTGACATATCGGGCGACATCCTAAACTGTTTCGCATATTGAGTAGGTATTGATACAGCAAAAGGCCTTTTTGGTTATACCTTTAAATATTAGTTATTTTTAGTGACATATCACCTAAAGGTCTAATGATGCTAATGGTTAAAATTAAGGAGTAAATATGAACAATCAAACGTCAAGAAAGGTTTACTACAAACAAGGTCGAGAGCTAAAGATTAACACTGTGTCTGGATTTAGTGGTCGAGACGAAATTGATAGCAGCGAATCTTACATGGAAGCCGCCAAGCAAGCTGTAGGCGTGTCAGGAAATAAAATTGCCGTTCTGATTTGCCTTGATGGTGGTCGATCTTAATTTAGTCAAGAGTGGGAAGGGGGGGGTGATTATGAATACATTTCAGAGGCTAGTAAGTGAAGATTTAAAGTGTGAGGTTTGCGGATCTGTAACTATTCCGCTTTACGGGTGCGGATGGGATAACGATAGAATACTATGCTCTGATCCGGAATGCGGTGCTGAGTATGTGTTTCCGACAAGTACAACTCTTAGTGATGATTAATCACAAAAGAAGATAGTAAAATTTAAATGGGAGTTAGAGTGATGAGTAAGTGGATAAGTATTAAGGAACGTTTGCCAAATGAGCAAGGTAAGTATTTGGTATCTGTTGATGTTGGCAGTGTAGATATAAAGAAAATAGTAACAATACGAGATTTCAGGATAAAACCCGCATACTCGGCATTTGCTGATGGAGATTGGCAAAAAACAACCCACTGGATGCCACTACCAGAACCACCGGAGGGATTATGATTAACCTATTAGAATGGCGTCTAGAGAAATACCCAAAAAGCGCATGGCTTCAACTGCTATGGAAGAGTGATTTAAGGGGTTAGTATGAGTAAAGAAGTTGCAATCGAAAGAGCTAAGAGTATGGCTAATGATAAGATAGAAACTTTTAGCGGTTACAAGATGAAGAAATACAACATCAAGAGCAATCCGTACCACAGAAAGCATAAATTACACGTAGTGTGGCACAATGCATTTTACGATGAGTGCAAAAGGATTGGGCGCTACATCTAGTCAGCAAAAACAAAGCCGATTAACCTCGGCTTTTTTATTATCGGTTAAGTGGTATAATTTACCGTATACAAAAACAGATAAGGTGTTTAATGATGGAAAAGCTCACAGATAAACAAGAGCTATTTTGCAAAGAGTACATCATTGATCTTAACGGCACTCAAGCTGCCATTCGCGCTGGATATAGCGAAAAGACAGCGAGAGCTATTGCAACAGAGAACCTAGCAAAACCTAACATCCAGGATCGAATAACGGAATTGAGAGCGGAGCGCGAAGAAAGGCTTAAAATTGACGCTGATTGGGTTCTTAGACAAGCCGTAAAGGTTCATGAAAGGTGCATGCAAGCTGAGCCTGTAATTATTGGTGGAGAGCCTACGGGAGAATACAAGTTTGATTCATCTGGTGCCAATAAAGCTCTTGAATTGGTTGGCAAGCATGTAAATGTTCAAGCTTGGAAAGAGAGGCTAGAGATTGAAGCAGCCGAAAACATGACGCCATGGGGAAGCATTAAGGCAGGAGTTGATGAGTGATTTAGCTTTCTATCCTCAAAAGACATTTGCGCCAGCTTACTACACGGACCCAAACGAAATACTAAAGCGAAGAACCATATTCAGGGAAGAGTACGTTTACTTTGTTGATTATGGTGGTCGTGGCGGCGGCAAGACACAAGACAAGGTTGAAGCTGTTGTTGTTGAGGCGTCATTGCGCCGTGTTCGTGTTCTTGTGGGTCGTGAACTGCAAAACTCAATTGAAGAGTCGGTAAAGGCGGAGATAGAGGAAAAGATCGCTGAGCTTGGTCTTGGCTGGTTCTTCAAGATAACCGAAAAGCAAATTGTTGGACTTAACGGCTCTAAGTTCATATTTAAAGGCATTAAGAACAACATAAATAACATCAAGTCTATTGCCAACGTCGATATAGTATTGCTTGAAGAAGCCGAGAATATATCCAAGAAGTCTTGGGAAAAGCTACTACCTTCAATTAGGCCTAAATCCGGTCGACCAATAGTTATAGTTATATTTAACCCTGCTGATGAGCTGGATGATACATATCAGCGATGGATAGTTAACACGCCAGATAGAACACTTCTAACCAATTGCAATTACTATGACAATAAATACTTTCCAGAGCATCTAGAGGCTCAAAGGCTGCACGCAGAGAAAACCCTTCCCAAAAGGGATTACGATCATATATGGCTAGGTAAACCTGTTGGCCCTGGCGGCAATGTAATTGTTGATAAAGACTGGGTAGAGGCTGCAAGATTTGCAAGTAATCATCCTGAATGGCAAAAGGTCGGCAAAAAGGTTGTTGGTTATGACCCTGCCGGACAAGGCCGAGATTATCATGCGGTTACTTACATTGACGGCAACCAGTTAGAAGAAATAGACGAGTGGCCTTTATCACCAGACCTTAGAGTTGCAACAAGGCGATCGCTAGCAATGGTGCGAAAGCATGGGGCTGAGTTGTACCGTTATGATGAATGTGGCGGTTTTGGTGACGGCGTTTCCGTTTTTGTTGATGACAATGTAACTGGCAAAGATAAGGATGAGGAAGGAAATATCATTCCATCAATCGATGTGGAAGTACTTCCCTTTAACGCTGGTGACGCGCCGATAAACGCAGACAAGGAAATTGAAGGAACAGAAAAAACTTGGGGCGAGACTTACACCAACGCAAAAGCACAGGCTCACGCGGTTTTTGCTCAATTGCTGTACAATACTTATAGGTTTATAGTTTTAGGTGAAAGAGATATAAAGCCAGAGGACATGCTTTCAATTAACTTAGAGGATGATGGAGAGTTCAATAAATTAAGAAAAGAGCTAACTACTCCTTTATGGGTTAAGTCAGAAGTCAATAGCAAGAAAAAGGTTGAAAGCAAAAAGGATATGGAAAAGCGCACTGGACAACCATCGCCAAATATTGCCGACTCTGCAATAATGGGTAAGGCACCAGTTGAAAAGAAAAGCGTTGCAATGGGAATGATGATCCCGAAAAGGTTGAGATAATGGCTATATTCAAAGTAAGCGCAAACAATGGAAGCATTGAGTTAATAGTTAGAGCTCAGTGCTTGTCATGCGCTCGAAGTGTAGCCGCATTGGAATCGCCAGCAAGTGAGAAAATAACATGGCGTGACCCATCTCAATCCACGGTGCAAGTGATTTACAATCCAGAGCGTGAAGGTTACGATCCCAAGGGTAAGCGCGGAATACTTAAAAGAGAATACTATGACCGATAAACTAACAATGGCAGTCAACAAGGCCTTGCAGCTTGCTGCTAACTCGCAAGCCAGTCAGATTTCAATGGCTAGACAGTCATTGTTAAATCACGGCATGGGAATGGACACAAAGCGTCAAAGTGCGTGGTGCGAGTACGGATATAAGGCGCAATTAGATTTCCAAGACTTGTACAACGCTTATCGCCGTGGTGGTTTGGCTTTCTCGGCAGTTAACAAGCTGGTTGGCAAGTGTTTCTCATCTAATCCGACAGTTATCGAGGGCGAAGAAAAGGACGAATCCAAAAAGGAAACGGCTTGGGAAAAGTCACTCAAGCGCACTTTGACCGCTAGATTCTGGCATGCTTTCGCAGAAGCTGACCGCCGTCGATTGGTTGGGCGCTACTCCGGTATCTTGATCCACTTTAAAGACTCGCGCCGATGGAATGAGCCTGTAGGTCGTGGCCGTGCTATTGATAAGTTCACCGTCGCTTGGGCTAACTGCCTAATCCCGAAAGATTACGACTCAGACGTAAACAGCGAGAACTACGGCAACCCAACCATGTGGCAATACACTGCCACTTTACCTAATGGCGGTAAGAAGCTGTTTGACGTTCACCCTGACCGTGTATTTATTTTGGGCAATTACACGCTTGATGCTATCGGCTACCTTGAGCCAGGTTACAACAATCTTGTTAACATCGAGAAAGTAGAAGGCGGCTCTGGTGAGTCATTCCTCAAGAATGCCGCGCGACAATTGTCGGTTAACTTTGACAAGGAAATCGACTTTGGAAGCCTAGCGGCAATGTATGGCGTTAGTGTTGATGAATTACAAGGCAAGTACGACGAAGCGGCCAAGGAGCTAAACCGAGGCAACGATACAATTATGGTTACCCAAGGTGCAACTACTACGCCTATGGTATCCGATGTGCCAGACCCAACCCCAACCTATGATATTAACGTTCAGTCATTCTCGGCGTCCGTCGATATGCCAAGCCGCATTCTAGTTGGCAACCAGCAAGCAGAGCGATCAAGTACCGAAGATAACAAATACTGGAATGGCCGATGCCAGTCGCGCCGAGAGATTGAATTGAGCGAAGAGATCGAAGATTTCATCGAGCAAAAGGTTATTGGCTTGGGTGTGGTTAAATCAGTATCTGAATTTACTGTTATCTGGGATGATCTAAACGAAGCTACGCAATCAGAGAAGTTAGCAAACGCTAAGACAATGACCGAAATTAACGATAAGGCACTATCGGACGGCCAGCCAATCTTTACGGATAGTGAGATTCGTATAGCCGCCGGATATGAATCGTTAGATGAAGGTTTGCCTCTTGGTGAATCGCTAGATGACGATTTAGAGGATGAAGACAATGGCGAAGCGTAATGGTTCGCCAATTCTGCCAAGGGATATAAGAGACCCGACAGGAGTCGATAGGCTTGAGCGTGGTGCTATAAATAAGTATGAGGCCAAACTACGCAAGATAGGCCGAGAGTATCCAAAGCTAATCCAAAGCCTAAATCCACAACTAGCAGTAAACCAGCGATACACCTATGAGCTTGATGAGTTCACGCTGAATTACATTCTAGAACAAGGAAATTTACTCATTGATGAAATATTGATTGAAGGTGGGCAGCAAGACCCATGGTTATTCAGTCAATACGTAAGCGTTGCTTATCAGCGTGGAACGTCACAAGAATTCCAAAACCTAACCGCACAATCGCCAGCCTATTCCGCCGAGGTGGAAAGCCTGCGTGAGCTAATCAATAGTGAGCCGTACCGTGATCGTATTGCGTTAGTCAAGGCGCGAGTGTTCGAGGAAATGAAAGGACTATCAGCAACCGTAAAGGCTGATATGTCTCGCGTGCTAACTGACGGCATGGCTAGAGGCTTGAATCCGCTTGATATTGCTAGGGCATTAAAAACGCAAACCGGACTAGAAGAGTATCGGGCTCGAAGAATTGCCCGAACTGAAATCACCACTGCATTGCGTCGCGCTAGATGGGATGAGTCAGAGAGTGCACAAGAGCGGTTTGGATTCAAAACGATGCTGCTTCACTTGTCAGCCTTATCACCAACAACTCGAGTTAACCATGCAAAGAGGCACGCCCATTTGTACACTGTTGAAGAGGTTCGAGAATGGTATTCTATTGGGGCAAACTCGATTCAGTGCAAATGCAGTCAGGTTAGTGTATTGGTCGATGATGACGGAAACCCAATTAATGATACAATAATTGAAAGGGCGCAAAAAATGCTCGACAAGTCGAAGTTTGCAACTAACCAAAAATGTTCATGCTGTTGATTCGGCATAAGGGGATTAAGTGAAAGTCTATCAGGTAAACGTCACGACAAAGGTTAATAACCAGTCGATTAGACGCGAAACATATAACGGTAAAGAGCACTGGATTCTGCCTAGTTACACTTTGCCAGCTAACGTGATCATGAACGGCGGCTTGTACACCGCTGAGCAGATTGATAAACACTACGAAGGTCTAGAGGGCACACTTGCACCGCTAGGTCATCCAGAGGTGAACGGTCAATTTGTGTCGGCGTTTAGTCCAGAAGGAATCAACCAGGGCCACGTTGGTGCGTGGAACCGCAACGCTAAGAAAGCAGGTAACCGCATCTACGTTGAGAAGTGGATTGATATAGAAGTAGCCAAACAGTCTGAAAAAGGCCGAGAGCTAATTGATCGCATTGAAGCTATTGAGCGCGGCGAGGATGTACCACCAATTCATACTAGCATTGCCGTATTCCTTGAGAAGCTACAGCCAAACGAAGAACAAAAGCAAATGGGCGCTAAGTGGGTTGCTGATATCAAGTCGGTAGACCATGATGCGATCTTGCTGCATGAAGTTGGCGCAGCTACGCCAGAGCAAGGTGTGGGTATGATGGTTAATGCTGACCAAGCAGTTACGTTAAAACCAGTAGCAAACAAAACAGCAATGGATGGCGAGTCATTTAGACGCAAAGAGCAACTACTAGATCAAGCTGCCCGCAAGAAGTTTGTTAATAGCGATGATGATTACGCGTGGGTAGCAGACTTTACTGACACTCAAGCTATTATCCTAAGTAACGGCGAAGCAATGGTTTACACATATTCGCGAGAAGGTGATACAATTACCTTTGAGGATAATGGAACGCCTGTGCAGCGCGAGGAATCTTGGGTTACAATGGCAATGAATACGGCTAAACGCTTT